TCCAATTTTGTGGGTATATAAACCACAATTTGAAGATTTCAAATATAAGATTCAAGGGATGATACGTCCTGTTAGAGACCCTCAGAACGAATATAACCGTAAGAGATCAAAGATCAGTGACATTTTAGATTCTCAAGCATCTGTTGGATGGGTAGTTGAAAAAGGTGCTGTAACGAATGAAGAAGAGTTATTCAAAACAGGTCAAGGACAAGTCATCAAAACTGAGAAGGGGCGATTAAATTCGCTTCGAGAAAAACAGAGTGTTGATATTCCTGCTGGATTAGTTCAATTAGTGCAGTTATTGACTACAGACTTGATACAGATACCTGGGTTAAATGAAGAGGCATTGGGTGTAGCAGAAGGTGGCAACACCGAAGTTAGTGGAACTCTGGCAAAGCAAAGGGCTGCAAACAGCATTACAATTTTCCAGACTGTTTATGACAAATTAGCCTTATCTCAAAAGCAATGTGGGATCAAATTATTACAAATCATGTTAGCAAACTTCACACCTGAGAAGTGGCAATCTATTACTGAGAAGCCTTTTCCTGAGAATATTAATGTAGAAAAGCTCATGGATTTTGACATTGTAGTAAAAGAGACACAATTAACAGACACACAAAAAATCTTAGGTTTCTACCAAGGAATGGAAGCCAAAAAAGCTGGACTTCCAATACCAGATCAATTCTTGATTGAGGAAATGCCTACAGCAAACAAAACACGTCTAAAAGAGCTTTATGCAGAGCAGGCTCAAGCAGCGCAACAACAGCAAGAGCAAGCGAATAAATTAGAGATGTTAAAACTGCAATCTGAGCTTGAGTTAGTAGATGCTAATTCAAAAGCAGCTACAGGACTTGGACATGAGAGAAACTCAAGGGTATTGAGTAATATTGGGCAATTATTTGGCAATATGGGTCTATATCAAGAAAGACGAGTAGAGGCTCAAAAAGATCTAGAGCAAGCAACATTAGATAAGATCAAATCAATCAAAGAATTACAAGGAATGAACTTAGATCAAATTGAACAAGCCTTACAAATAATTGAGGGTTTCAAACAGAGAGAGAGTGCAGAAGGACAAACTGGTGTTCAACCTGAAGATATTATTCAAGGTGTAGGAGCAAGTCAACAAGCAGAAGGATTAAGTAATGCTAATAGTGCCGAATAAAACAAAGCGTGAATTAGAAGAGAAAAAGAAAGCAGCAGCTGATGATTTTTTGAAAGATAAAATCATGACTGTAGCACATGCCTATTACACCAAACTGAAAGGCATAAAAGAGTTATGGATATTATTTGCAGCTAAGCAAGACCCGATATCTGGAAGGATAAAGATGATGATAAGAGCTGCTGATAAAGCTAGAAAGCATGAGATAGATGTTCCATTGCAGGGTGGACAGTTGTGGTATACAAACCAAACAACTGGAGAGGCTAGACCTGAATGGATATTACCATTATCTGCCCGTAAACAGGCAGATGATATAGATAGAGTAACGGAAGGAAACCCGTTACTTAAGAGTTATTTTAAAACCGCTTCGAAGAAGGTTGGAATAGACCTTTTAACGGGCAAACAACTTTAAATGGTTCGTCACCTTGCAGAACTAATGTTTCGTACAAGACATTAGGGAAGCGACCAGACGCTAAAGTGGAGGCACATATGGCAGAAGACGTACAAACAGCTCAAATCGTCCATGAGCAAGCAAATGAGGCGCAAAAGAATGTTGAGGTCGCCGATCAACAAGAAAATAAGCAGCAACAAAATTTTGCTGCTTTACGTGAGAGAACGGAGAAAGTAGAACAAGAGAGTCTTGAAAAGGATCGTATTATAGCAGGGTTAAAGGCACAGCAACAAAAAGAAGTGCCTGATTATCTCAAAGGTGAGCCAGATGATTGGCTAACTAAGCAAGAGATGAAGAAATATGACGCTGATGTAATGTCGAGAGTTGAAAAGATGCTCGTTGGAATAAAATATCCGAATGCTCACGAATTAATAATGAAATATGGAAAAGAAGTACCTGCGAGGGTAGCGAACGCACTGCAAAAGTCTGGAGATTTAGAGGCAGCTATAGAGGCAATAAAGATGACACCAACTTATTTAAAAGAGCATGCGGCTGAGCATATGAACGTAGCTAAAGCGATGGAAAACGCTAATAAGCCAAAAAGCACGTTGACAGCTGGTAGCACTGGGGCAGTAAGTAAGTCATCAAGATATGCATCTATGACAGTTAAAGAACGAATGGCATTGCAAGATCGCTTCAGTCGGGGGTATGGCGAATAAAAGGAGCATAAAATATGTCTAATGTAAATACAACCGCACAGATATCAGATGCTGTGGGCGTATGGTATGGACCGAATTTGCTTGATATTGCAGTACCATTAACAATTGCAAATCAATTTGGGCAAATGAAGAGTATACCACGTAACCGTTCTGATCGTATCAGATGGTCACGATATGAGCAATTTGACGAAGCAACAACAGCGTTGACAGAAGGTGTAGAACCAAACGGTCAATTTGTTGATGTAACTCGAATGGATGCCATAACACAACAATACGGTGACTTAGTCATCATGACAGATGTTGTGGAATTAACTGTTGAAGATCCTGTAGCTAACCAAATCAATAAAAGACTTGGAGAGCAAGCAGGTAGAACTTTTGACACACTAACTTTTGATATTTTGAAAGCTACTGGGTCTCCATATAACTGTGTAGCTGGTGGGAATCTAAAAACTCCAACAGAAGTAACGCAGGCAGATGTAGATACAGTAGTACAAACATTATTGGATAATGATGCCAAAATGTTTACTGAAATCATGGGAGCAAGTAATAAAATAGGTACAGCCCCATTGGATGAATCATACTATTGTATGACCAATACTGCTATATATCGAGATCTTAAAGAACTAGATTCCTGGGTCCCGATCAATCAATATCCAAATCCTGGAGCAAGAAAAAATGGAGAAAGAGGATACACAGACAACTTACGTTGGACTATGTCATCTAAAGCCCCATTAACATTAAATGGTGATGATGCTGGAACAAGTACTGTTTATGATTTCTATGCAACTGGTCAAGACGCTTATGGCGTAATTGATATTGCAGGTGGAAACGTAGAATCTATCTTTACACCTCCTGGAGGACCTGGCGACAGATTGAGACAAAAATCGTCTTTAGGTTGGAAAGGGTGGCATGCGGCTAAAATTTTGAATGATCTTTTCCTAATTAAGGGAAGATGCACATTAAACTCATAAGGAGGGTAGCATGACACAATCAAGAAAATTTAGATTACAATCTGCGGGAGCAGCATACAATTTGGATATTGGATTTCTTCCAACAACCATACATGTAATGAATTTAACAAAGTGGGCATCAGATGGAGTAAAAGAAGAATTTTACTGGCATCAAGGAATGGCAGCAGATTCTGCTCTTTCTTATATTTGTGATGACACTGGAACTAATAGAGCTATAGAAGCAGCTAATGGTTTCACAATTTATGATACAACAGCGGTTACAGCAAATTATCAAACCGCTAGCGGAATCACAAAAGCTACGCCTGGGGTGGTAACAATCACTTCTACAGTAGGTTGGACAGCAGGTGACGCATTAAGATTTCAAGATTTAGATGAGATGGTGGAATTAAACAACACCAAAGCACCTATTTATATCGTTGAAATTATAGATGCCACAACATTCTCTATACTTGACACAAGTGGGTATGGAGCTGCTGAAACTACAGGTGGAGTAGTATTTAACTTATCTAAAGCAGTAACAGCATCAGGATTTAAAGGCATGACAATTGGCACAGTGCCGATTGGAGCAAATGATGACGTGTTGATGATTACAGCTACTTTAGACAACACATATATTGACTTAGGTGACATCGCCTAGATCTGTATTGTAGCGTAAATAAACAATGGGGAGGGGATTTTTTCCCCTCACCATCATTAAATAAAAGGAATAAATATGACAGTACCAGTAAGTACAAAAAAGCCAGAAGTTAAAAAAAAAGCAGCACCTAGAAAAGTTATACCTAGGGCAGTAATGGAAAAGCAAGAAGAGCCAACCACCAGAAAAGAGCAGTGGGCGAAAGCTAGATTCAGTTATATAGACATGAAAGATTATCCTGGAGCGGTATGGAAATGTTCACCTCAAGGCATGAGGGAAGAGTTTAAAGATGGCGAGGAATATGAGAGACCTTTGTCTTTATTTAAAATGTTAAATGAAGGATGTCGAGAAGTAAAAAGAAGATTGGTAAAACCTCCATCTGGAGATGTTGGTCATTATGTAAAGACCAATCAATT